GAGGCGCTGGCCGCCGCGGCGACCAACCGGCACATCGAGGGCGACGACGCCGCGTTCGTGACGGCCGCGCCGACCACGATGCTGGCGAACTACACGCAGATCAGCCGCAAGACGGTGCTCGTCTCCGAGACCGCCGACGCCGTGCGCAAGTACGGCCGCGACACCGAGCTGGCCCGCCTGACCGTGAAGTTCGGCAAGGAGCTCAAGCGCGACATCGAGATCGCGCTGAACGGCAACCAGGCCTCGTCCGCCGGCGGCTCGTCGACCGCGCGTTCCTCGGCCGGCATCGAGTCGATGATCGCCGGCAACCGGATCCTGCCGACCACCTCGGGCACCGGCACCACGCCGGGGTTCGCGGCTGGCGTCTGGGCCGCGCCGACCGACGGCACCGCCACCGGCGCCGGCTCGACGCTGACCGAGGACTACCTGAAGTCCGCGCTCGAGGCGGCCTGGGTCGACGGCGGCGACGACAGCGTGATCATGGTCAACACGTACCAGAAGAAGACCATCGCCACGTTCAGCGGCTCGAGCAAGTTCGCGGGCAACTACATCGAGGGCGGGCGCACCCAGCAGGGCGTGCTCGTGGCCGGCGTCGACATGTACATCAGCGATTTCGGCGAGCACAAGATCGTGCTGAACCGGCATCAGCGCCAGCGCACGCTGCTGACGCTCGATCCGGAGTACCTCGAGTGCGCGTGGCTGCGTCCGATCCAGCTCAAGGATCTGGCGAAGACCGGCGACGCCGAGAAGAAGATGCTCCGCGGCGAGTTCTGCTTGGTGGTCGGCAACCCCGACGCCCACGCCAAGGTCTCGGATCTGTTCTCGGTCTGATGTAGCACCGCGGGAGCGCCCGAAGGCGCCCCCGCGTCACAGGAGCACCGGTGAAGGAACTGATCGACCACGACCCGCTGACCGGCGTCTCGACCTGGTTCGAAGCCGTCGAGAGCGAGCGCAAGTTCCGCGTGCACCACACGCAGGACGTCCAGTCGCTGCTCGAGAAGAACAAGCTGCTGCAGAACGCGCCGGAGTACAAGGCCGCCGGCATCAAGGCCGACTGGCAGCACTTCGCGCACATCCCCGACATCATCGTCATGCGGTGGCGTCAGGAGGGGATCGACGTCTTCAACCCCGACCACATCGAGGCCGTCAAGCGCAAGCTCCGCGACCCCGACTGGCGGCACCTGCGGACGAGCCTTGGGCGCATCTGACCGTCACCTCTACGCTGCGCGCCTGATCGAGTCGGGCGACGAGGAACAGGCCTTCGCGGTCCTGAACGACCTGCTGCGCGACGAGCGCGACGACGCCGAGGCGCTGTTCATGCTCGGCAACGTCTACGCGAAGGCCGAACAATTCACGCCCGCGTGGCTGTGCTTCCGGCGCGCCGCCGAGCTGCGCCCGAACCAGCACCAGGTGCTGAACAACGTCGGCATGGCGCTCGAGGGCCTGGGCCACGGCGTCGAGGCCCGCGAGCACTTCATGCGCGCGCACAAGATCCACCCGACGCACGCGAACTACCCGAGCAACGTGGGCATGACCTACCTGCTCGAGGCCGACCATGCGCGCGCGATCCAGTGGGCGGAGAAGGCGCTGGCGCTGGATCCCGAGCACGGCGGCGCGCACACCTGCCGCGGCTTCGCCCGGCTGGCGCAGGCGGACTGGGCGGGTGGCTGGGACGACTGGCGCTACGCCCTGGGCGGCAAGTACCGCGGCATCCAGGACTACGGCCTGCCCGAGTGGACCGGCGAGGCGGGCGCGCGGGTGATCGTCTGCGGCGAGCAGGGCATTGGCGACGAGATCCAGTTCGCCTCGTGCATCCCGGACCTGCTCGCGCGGGTGGATGCGGTGGCGATCGACTGCGACGCGCGGCTCTCGAAGCTGTTCCGCCGCTCGTTCTCCGATCGGGTGACCGTCCATGGGACGCGCCGCGGCCCGAAGGCGTGGGCGGCCGAGGGCGGCTGGACGCACCAGATCATGACCGGCGAGCTGCCGCGGTTCTTCCGCCGCTCGGCCGAGTCGTTCCCGCGCCTCGCGTTCATCACGCCCAGCCCCGACCTGCGCGAGATGTACGGGGCGCTGCAGCGACGCCACGCCGGCGGCAAGATCCGCGTTGGGCTGTGCATGCACGGCGGCCAGCAGCGCACGGGCCTGAAGAAGCGCGCGATGGGTCCGGAGGCGTTCGCAGCGCTGATCGAGCGCCACGGCGAGGCGTGCGAGTTCTTCTCGCTCGACTACCGGCCGGACGCAGCCGAGCGCATCAAGGCCGCCGGCCTGCCGATCCACCACTTTCACTGGGCGGTCGGGCTTGGGGCGGACTACGACCACACCGCGGGCTTCCTGGCCGCCCTGGACGTCGTCGTCGGGGTGCACACCTCTGCCCACCACGCCGCGGGCGCCATGGGCGTGCCGACGGTCGCGTTCGTGCCGGAGCGGCCGACCTGGAACTACGGCGCGGGCCTGGGCGACGCGCTGCCCTGGTATCCGTCGGTGCGGCTCTTCCGCCAGCGCCACGGCGAGTCGTGGGCGAAGTGCGTGCGGCGCTTCTCCGATGACTGGCGCCCGGAGGCGAGCGCGTGAAGCCGCTGACGATCTACGTCGGCTTCGACCAGCGCGAGGCGGTGGCCTACCACGTCTTCTGCCAGTCGGTGCTCGAGCGATCCTCGGTGCCGGTGGCGTTCGTGCCGCTGGCCGCCAACGCGGTCGGCCGGATGATGCGTCGCGAGCTGCCGCACGACGGCAGCAACGCGTTCACGTACTCGCGCTTCTTGGTGCCGCACCTGCAGGACCACGAGGGATGGGCCGTGTTCGCCGACGGCGACATGGTGTGCAACAACGACATTGCCGAGCTCGCCGCGCTGGCTGACGACCGGTACGCCGTCATGGTCGTGCCGCACGAGTACCGCACGAAGCACCCGGTGAAGTACCTCGGCTCGCCGAACCCGGACTACCCGCGCAAGAACTGGTCGTCGCTGGTGCTGTGGAACTGCTCGCACCCGTCGAACGCGTGGCTGACGCCGGCCGAGGTCGCGCGGCGTCCGGGCTCGTTCCTGCACCGCTTCCAGTGGCTGGACGCCGACGAGATCGGCACGCTGCCGGCGACCTGGAACCACCTGGTGCTCGAGCAGGAGCGCGACGACGACGCGGCGATCCTCCACTTCACCGTGGGTTCGCCGTGCTTCCGCGAGTACGCGAACTGCGAGAGCGCCGAGCCCTGGCACCGGGCCTACCGGCGCGCCATCCACTGCGAACAAGGCCTCGCCCCATGCTGATCTCCGAGGCCTACCGCGCCGAGCAGCGCCGCCTGCACGAGACGACCGAGTACGGGGTCGCCTCGCTGCAGTTCGCCCCGATCGTCTCCAACCTGATCGACTCGCTCGAGGTCGACACGGTGCTCGACTACGGCGCCGGCCGCGGCAACCTGCTGCAGGGCATGAAGACCCGGCCGCCCAGGCGCACGGTCGAGATCGAGCTCTACGACCCGGCCGTGCCCGCGATCAGCATGCCGCCGGAGCCGGCGGAACTCGTGACCTGCATCGACGTGCTCGAGCACATCGAGCCCGAGCTGCTGACGAACGTGCTCGACGACCTGCAGCGGCTCGCCCGCGCTTTCGTCTTCCTCACGGTGCACACCGGCCCGGCGAAGAAGGTGCTGTCCGACGGCCGCAACGCCCACCTGACGCAGCAGCCCGCCTCGTGGTGGCTGCCGGCGCTGCTGACGCGGTGGGAGCTGCTCGAAGCCAAGAAGATCGGCCCGGGATTCGTGTTCATCGGCCAGTCCCGCCAACAGGAAGGCACCCCATGAACTACGGCGAGCTTCGGACGATCATCGCGTCCCGCCTCGATCGGCCCGACCAGGGCACGACGATCGTCGACGCCGTGGCGGCAGCGACTGCGCGGCTGACGCGTGTGCTGAGGATCTACGAGCAGGAAGGCATCGCGGACGCGACGCTGGTCAGCGAGTACACCGAGCTCCCAGCCAACTTCAACGGAATGCGGTCGCTGTCTTCGGGGGGTAAGAAGCTCGACTTCCGGCCGCCGCAGCAGTTCCAGGCCATCGTCAGCGGCAGCCCGTCGATCGGCACGCCCATCTTCACGGTCGAGGATTCGTCGCTGCGGGTCTACCCGGCGCCGGCGGCGAGCAGCCCGCTCATCGTCGCCATGCTCTACAGCATGAAGCTCGAGGCCTTGGCGGCAGACAGCGACACGAACCCCGTGCTCGATGAGCACCCCGACCTGTACCTGGCGGCGACGATGTCGGAGGTGATGCTGCACATGAAGAACTACGACACGCATGCCGTCTGGGACAGCCGAATGAAGGAGCTCGCGATGGAGACGGTCATCGCCTCCCGGCGCAAGCGATACAGCGGCGGCAATCTGGCCGTGCGTAACAGCAACTGATGCGCATGAGCGCCAACGGAGCAACGACATGACCACTGTCTCGATCACCGGAACCGGAACCGTCACGAGCCCGAGTTTCAACGGCGTCGGCACCGTCACGGGTGAACTGACGTTCGAATTCGTCGGTTTCGACGGGAGTGGCGTGACCAACGTCACAAGCGCGATCGCAGTTGCGCTTTCGACCGGCGACGTGTACCTGCCGCCGGGATTCATCTGGCTCGTGAGCAATCTCACGATTCCCCCGGGGCGCATGCTGTACGGCCCCGGATCGCTCAAAGTCGCCGCGGGCGCCGACTTCGGCGTCGCGCTCGGGTCGGGCTCAGTCCTTGACGGGCCGACGGTGTTCGAGTCTGCCGGTGGATTCACTGGACACGCCGTGCGAATTAGTGCGGGCAGCGCGTTTGCGCGAGTGGAAAACGCGACGGTTCGAATTAGCGGCAGCTCGTCGATTGGCGTGTCAATCGAAGCGGGGGCGACCGATCCTTACGTGTCGCGAACAAAGGTTTTCCGCACTGCAGGGACGCCGTACGCTGGAATTCTGCTGCGCGGCACGATTCGGGCCTCGGTTGTCGGGTGCATGGTAGACGGTCCGACGTACGGGGTCTTCGGCTTCGGGTATCGCGATTCGATCATCGCTAACAACAAATGCACGAACAACGTCATCGGCATCGGCGCGCTGTCGCAGCGGGCGCAGCACCCGACAATTTGCTCTGGCAATACGATTACGGGTAACGCGGTCTACAACGCGAGCGAGGAATCCATCTCGCTCGATTCGACTGGCAACGAGCCCGCCCAGTGGCCCGAGAACGGCACACTACCTGTCGCGACAGTGGCCAGCGCAGCAGACACCAGCGGCGCGCGCTGCACGATCACAATCTCGGAGACGACCGGAGCGAGTAACTGGTGCAATGGCTACATGCTGATCGTGCTGTCGGGCAGCGCGGCCGGTACATGCGCCGAGATCGAGGCCTCGACGTCGAATACGATCGGCGTCAGTCGCTCGGGTGGATTCGATGCGGCGATGATCACGGCCGGGACTAAGCTGCAGATCACGCTGCCGTTCATCAACAACTCGATTACTGGCAACACCGTTCAGAGCGCGACCGACTCCTCGTGGGGCATCCGACTCTACGGGGCGTGCTGGCACAACGTCGTCGCGAACAACACCGTGACGACGATGCTGCCCCCGCTCTCGTGCAACAGCGTGGTCGACGACACGCTCGGCAGCTCTGGCGCTTGGAAGGCCGCAAGTTGGTCCGGCTTCAACTCGTTCGTCGGGAACACCATCCGGCAGCACAAGGCCAACACCGCGAGCACGTACGGGCCGATCTGGTCCGACGTCTACGGCCTCGGAACGCCCTGGGTCAATGTCTCCTACCTCGCGAAGGCTTACGCGCACTTCCGAAATGTCTTCCGAGGCAACCACATCGCAGGCGGCGCGCGGCCATTCTTCCGCGGAGCAGGCACGATCATCGAGGACAACATCCTCGCGGGCTCGAACGGGATCTACACGAACAACGCGATCAATTCGCGACTGTTCGGCAACATCAACTCCCCGTCGAACAACGTCGGGGTCTACTACGAAGAGGGCACGACCGGGACAAATATTCTCGACCCGAACGCCGTTGCGAACTTGGTCAAATCGGCCAGCGTCGGTACTGGCTACGGCTGGTGATGGCCGTGGACTTAGTCGGAGGGCGCGCGCATGTCTGACGAGTTCAACCTACTGGCAACGCTCGACGACATTGTTCTAACGCCGGAGCAGCAGGAGGAGTTCAACGCATCCGGCAGCGCTGTACTGACGCTGTCGATTCCGATAACCGCCGCGAATGGGTTTTCGCCCGCGGCGGTCGCAAAAGAACCCGGGATGCGGGTCATTGCGCCCACGCTGACCTACTCGGTCGACGCCACGCCAGGCGGCACCGGTCTGTCGTTCTTGGGTTACCCCGAGCAAAACGCTGCAATCCGCACCGCGATGAACTCGGCGTTTGCCGCGCTCAACAAGGAGTCCTAAGTGTCTTTGCCGGAACCCGGAACGCTGTCTGCGACCATGTCTGGCGGCGTCATCCAGATCACCGACCCGCTGCAATACTCGATGCTACTCGCGGGGTTCAGTTCGTTCTCGACGATCACGATGACGTGGACGCTGACCAACTCGGACACAACCGGGACCGGCGGCCCGCCGCCGGGGACGTGGCCGGTGCGCGAGCCGACGCCGACCGTGTGGGTGACGCGATGAAGGACAACCGCCAGCGGCTCGGGTTTGAACTCGGGTTCGCGCCCGACATGGACCCGCTCACGCCCGGCGTGGTAACCGACTGCCGCAACTTCATCCCGACGACGCGCGGCATGCAGGCGCTGCACGCGCCCGTGTTTGTGGCGGGTAGCGTCTTTGATGGCCCGATCTTTACGACGGAGCGCATCATCGCGTACGGGTTCCGCGCGCAGTCCGAGACGTTCGCGCAGAACGCGGAGTACGCGGCGACCAAGGACGCGCTCTACCTGCGGATGGACCGTTACTCAAACTGGGTAGACATCACGTCGGCGAGCAAGTTGTACAACTCGGGGTTCTGGACGTTCACAAACTTCGGCACCGTGATGATCGGCGCCGAGGGCGGCGAGGTGCTGCAAGCTCCGAGCCCGAACGTACCGTACGCGCTGCACACGCTACCGCTCATCAGCACCGGCCCCACGAAAGCCACGCCGATTGCCGGCGCGCCGACCTGCTGCATCGTGACGAGCGCCGAGCGGTTCGTGCTCGCGTTCAACGGGCGCGGCGGCGACGGCGATACATGGAACTGCTCGGCGCGCGACGACCACACGTCGTGGACGCTCAGCCCGGCGACGCTCGCCGCGCAGGGTCGTCTGGTGGAGCCTTACGGGCCTATCACCGCCGCGCTTCCGATGGGTAACGACGTAATCGCCTACAAGTCCGCTGGGGCGGTCCGGGGGCGCTTCGTGCCGGGCGACGCCGAGGTCTGGAAATGGGCCAGGCTGCCGGTGCGCATCGGCGCGGCGAGCCCGCGCGCGGCGTGCCAACTGCC